ATGGCTGAGAAAAAACAGTCGCGGATCATCGCGCAGAACAAAAAAGCATATCACGACTTCTTTGTCGAGGAGACCTACGAGGCGGGAATAGAGCTTTCCGGTACCGAGGTCAAATCGCTCCGGCGCGGGAATGCCAACCTCAAGGATTCCTTCTGCCGGATAGAGGACGGGGAGATCTTTGCCTACGGCATTCACATAAGCCCGTATGAGCAGGGAAATATCTTCAACAAAGACCCCCTCCGGGTGAAAAAGCTCCTCATGCACCGCAGAGAGATAAACAAGCTGTTCGGGCTTGTCAGCCAGAAAGGCTACACGCTCGTACCGCTCTCGCTGTATTTCTCGGGCTCGAGGGTGAAGGTGCAGCTCGCGCTCTGCACCGGCAAAAAGCTCTACGACAAGCGCGAAAGCGACGCAAAGCGCTCCGCCGCGCGGGATATCGACCGCGCGATGAAGGGCGACCGCGGCGAATGATTTACGGGGACGTAAAGGTTTCGACGGGGACTCTGAAGCAGGGTAAGCGGGCAGAGCCGGGACAATCTCTTTAAACTGTTCCAACCTAAATTTAAACGCTAACACTGAATTAGCTGCTGCCTGAACGGCAGTGACGCGGACTTAAGCTCCGCCCGTTCATCCGGAGAGTACTGCGGCTCCGGAATGAGCGTCATCAAGCAGTGAACGTGCGCGGTCAGTTCGTCCTTATAGCCGCCACGGATAAAAGGGCTGCTCCGGAACAGTTTCGCCGGCTTGGCGACTCCGGGGGAGATCAGTAAGCCGGATACGCCCGAAGAAAGCCCCGCGGATCGGTTTTCGGACGCGGGTTCGATTCCCGCCGTCTCCACCAAAACACACAGGTACGAACTCTTTTGGTTTCGGAATGTGTTCGGCCTGACAAGAAAACTGCCGCAGAGGTAATTGTCCTCTGCGGCAGTTTTATTTACTTTGCATCCGGAATACGATCAAGAAACGCGGCGGCAGTATCTAAGTCCCAGCCCAACGCCGCCAAAGCGCTATAAACATCACCGGCGTATTTAACCCTCTTGACGAGAGTGATCTTTCTGTCCGGCAGCCGCCGAGCCTCAAAGCGCCATTTCTTCGCATCGTCACCGATCTTCTGGTGTAGCCTCGCCTCGGCCAAAAACGGCGTGTCCTCACAGATGTCAAACTGCCATACGGCCTTCTCTCTGTTCCAGATGCCATATTTCGCGCCGCGCTTTCCACGGTAGAATTCTTCACGCTTCATGCTCCGGCCTCCTTGTAGTTGTCTTTGATGTACTGATTCCTCCGGCAGCAGGAACACTTCTGGTGCCGCGTATTCAGCCAGACGCAGCCGGTACAGTCGAGATCAACGGCGGGGACATCCTCAAAAACAGAGATCACAGCCTTGCACAACTCCTGCATCTTGAAAACACGGTTGATCTGTCTCTGTCCGTCAGCTGCCGCCATTGCAAGGTTCCACTCGTTGTATGCGTGTTCGGCGGCTTTAATTGCCGCTTGTCGTTCAATAAGTTCAGCCATTAGCCTGTTTACCTCCGTCCTTGACCGTCACGCGCAGTTCGACGACGCGCCCGTCTTTAAGTGTCCACTCATAGCCTCCCGACGTGGCTTTCTCGCAGTTTAGCCCTCCGAGGCATTCTTGCACTATGTAGTCCCGGACGGCGCAGATCGCTTCGTCCGTACATTCGGTTTTGTTCTGCCATAGGTTTTTGTTGCGGCTATTCAGCGTCCCCGCGTATATGGCGAACGCTCCGCAGCCAACATGATACTCAGCCATTGTCAGCCTCCTGTTCTCCGTCTGCGAACGGGTACACGTCCACCTGATCGCCGGGGGCCACGACAACGATGTCATGCTCAGCGGGAATGCCGAACAGCCCGTAGGCCGCCCAGTTACAGCCGCTGCTGTCGCCCTTCTTCGGCGTGCCCTTGCCGGTGTACCGGCCCAGACACTCCTGATAGGCACAGCTCGGAGATTTTGCCCCGGCGTCCTTGAAGTCCTGCACGGACGCGACGTGACCGCACATAGGGCAGCGGAAGCGCCACTTGAGCATATCAGGACCAAATCGGCGCGTCGCCTCCGCCTTCCATTCCTCAACGCTGTTGTATTTCATTCTTGTTTTCCTCCTTCGTGTAGCTTTCACAGCCGAACGATCCCGCCGTAGCGGCTCACGTCAGCCTCGGTAAGTTTGCGGCGCTTGAGAAACCGCAACAGGTCTTCCAGATCCTCTGTATTGTCCGCAACGCAGGTACGGACGGCGTAATACTGCAACTCCGGATTTATCCTGCCACGAATGCTGACAAGGTGAAGGTCACGGTCCTCAACGTCCTTCTTGCAGATATACGCCGTCACAGCGCCGGTCTGTCGGCACACCTCCCGACAGACAATGGTTATTCCGCTGCTCATGCGTCCATCTCCTTCCCGTCATAGCCGTACAGTCGTCCGACTGCAATAACCTCTTTCGCCAGCGCCAGCAGCGCACCTTCCGGCGCGGAGGGCAGCTTCGCCCTGCTTGCCGCCGATGCCAGCATAATCAACTCGGATTTGAGGGACGCGGCGGCCTGCCGGGTGTCGGCTTTTTGAACGTCACGGTCAAGGGCGTCTGCCAGAGCCTCGTATTTGTGATAGGCATTGTCATACCGCGTCATGCCGGTGCTCTGGTAGGCGTCGTATGCCTCCTGCGCCTTGCGTCGGAAATCCACGGCGCAGACCGCGACGATTTCCCGGTCGGTCATATTTTCAACTCGCATTAGATTTTCACCTCCTCGCCGTTCCGAAATGCCGCGACTGTGTGCCAGCCGTCAAGCACCCTTTCACGGTAAACCTTCGGGTGCGAACAGATGACGGCGTGCTGGTGCAGCTTATCCATTACCCGGATCAGAATACCCGGCGCGACTTCGCTGTTTTCCAACGCCCGTTGCCGGGCTTCAATTACGCTCTTTTTCATGGTGTGATGCCTCCTTCGGTGTCAGTGCATCGAGGCTTCCGCTCATATAGAGGACCATTGCCCCGATTACGATGCTATTTGTGATTGCGTCCAGCTCGTGAAAGTCGAGGTCCTCCCGCTTATCGCGCCGTTGTCCTGCTGTTTTCTGCGTCAACAGGTGCCGAAGCTGCTCGCAGTTGTCCTTCAGAGAGGAAATATCCGCTTGATGAAGTTGATAGCTGCCCATGCGCACGAACGCCCACATGGCGTCCAGCGCATCGTATTTGACCTTTTTGTCATCCATTACCCCGCCTCCTTGAAAAGCCTGTCCATGCTCCGGAAGATACGCCGAAGCTGCCACACAGACGAAAAGTAGCCGGGCGTGTACCAGTAGGCCGTGGGGTCGTCCCCGTCGTGCATGGGGTCGGTCAAGGTGTTCCCGATCTTGACGTAGCCCGCACAGCCCAGCAGCGAGAGCTGAATATAGCACATCATCCCCGTTGTGAAGTCGAGGTCCTGCGCCATCACAAGGACGTGATTCTGCCAGCGCAGCGGGCTTTTTGCCTCAAACAACTGCTTTTCGATCTGATTCACCGCCGCGATCAGTGTAGCTCCCGCTCCGCACGCGCAGTCATTCAGCGTGACGAAGCCGTCGCGGTTGATCTGCTCTACAACGTCACCGGTGGTAATCTCCGCCATGCAGCGGCAGATGTCATAGGGTGTGAAGAACTGGCCGATCCAGTGATTGCCGAGTTCCAGCTCCATGTACGCGCCGCCCAGAAAATCCTGCTCCCGGTCGGCGTCAAAGGCGTTGACCACATCCTCTACCAGTTCAGGGAACACCGTGCGCTCTGCTTTCTCGTACTTCTCGATGATCCGCTTATACATTGCCTCGCGCTCCGTGCGGTATCGACTATCTACGGCGTTGGAAAGCGCAATGGCGAACATGGTGATGAAGTCGCTCCACACCTGCCACAGCGGAAAACGACGGGACAGGCTGCGAAACCGCTTCACAAAGTCCGCACGCTTCTGATCTGCGATTCTCACAATGTTCCCTCCCGTGTGTAACTCTCGCACCGTTCGTCCGGCACCCAGTCGCGCCAGTGCTGTTCCAGCCACTTCTGCGCGGCTGCCAGACTGTGGCACGTCTTAACGGCCACAACCTCGATGTCGCCGTACTGCACCTCAAGGCAGGTTTCCACAGAGAAGGAAAACTCCGCCGTGCGGGTGATCCACCAGCGCTGACCGCCGAGGGTCGTTTCCCAGCAGGCCGGTACGTCGTATGCCTCGCGGATGATCTCATAGGTTGCCATACATAACACCTCCTATTCTTCGGTCGTCAGTCGGATGAAGGGACCGGCATAATCGCAAATGGCGGTAGGGTGCAGACCGTCTTCGATGTGGGCGCGCTCAAGGTTGCGTAGCGTGATACTCTGGGGCAGAGCCGACAGGACCTCGTATGCCCAGACCCAGTTCCAGCAGTCCAGACGGTCTTTTCGGGCATCCAGCGTGGCGGCCACGCAGACCGCAACAACCGCCCTGCCGTGTTTGGACAGACAGGCGTTAAAATTCTCGCGGGCCTTCGGTGTCGAGAGGTCCGTCCTTGCTGCGTCAATCCGACGCAGCAAGGCGAATTTTGCCTCCCGGCTCTCATTACCGGCCAGTGCTTTGACCTCTTTGAACAGTGTTCGATCCAGTTTCATTGCTTACCTCCGTTCTGCTTCAGCGCCGCGTCGAAGTGCTTGATGCGGTTATGGTCCTCATACCACTTTCGGTCTTCGTCGCTCAGCTTCGTTGTGGGCCGGAAAGCGTTCTTGCCGGTCGTCTTGAAATACCAATCCTTGCAAAGCATGCAGGCGGCTTTGGTCGTGGGTGCTTCGACAGCGACGTCGGCCAGATACTCTGTCCGGTTTGCCTTGATGAAAAAATATACCACATACGTTTTCATGATTTACCCCTCACCATTCCTGATCTTCAAAGTCAAGCAACGCATTGCTAGCCTTAGTGGCAAGTTTACAGAAATCGTCAGCAGCCATTTTCTGATGCTTACAGAGTTCTGCATCTGGTTCGTCGTGGCTTTCATAATCGTATTGAAGCCGTCGAGCATTTCGATAGACCTGCTCTGTGCGAGCTGCCTCATCCTGCAGCAGTTTGTGGATGAATTCCAAAGTGTTGATGTTCATAATTTACCTCCGTTGCCCTGTCATCTTCAGTGCCGGTGGGGCAATTCCGGCAGACGCCCATCTGGGCGTTTCGACTCATTGGAATTCGTTTTCCATTGTTGACAGCACGATTTCCCTGCTTTCAAGGTCCATAGCGCGGTACAGGTAGTGATAGCTGTGCCGGTGTCGTGCCATCAAAGACCGCACTGTTTCCCTGTAGCTATCGCTCTTTCTGCTGTCAACCACAGTTTCGATCTCGCCATCAATCAGAATGGCCTGAACCAGATACCTCACTCTCGCCATCCTCCTCTCAAACATCCACACTGACACGGTGGTACGCCCAGAAGCGACCACCACGAACGAAAACCTTATACCAGCTCGTGAACGCCTGACCGGTGCAGTCGTAGGCGGACGGGTAATAGGGCCGGTATTCGTGGTCCTCGAAGTAGCTGACGGCATCGTCCATCGTCTCGATGTATTCTGGCAGCGGCATTAGCTCCGTATAGCCGTCAATGCCATCATCCTGAATGATGCGGCGATCAGAGACGGGATGGTGGAAGAACGCACGCATTTCGCGCTTGAGGTCGGCGGCCTTCTGGCTCCTGCCGCTCTCATAAGCGATCTCAAGGATTTCGTAGGCGACCTTCAGATCGGTGTAGCTGTTGATCTTGAACATTTTCGTTACCTCCATTCAGTCTTCAACGGAAAAGCAGGTGTGGCAGATTTCGCCGAGACAATACAGGATGCCTTCAAGCTCAAGAATTTCATAGGTTTCGGGATCGCTGTACTGCATGATGGCCTGTGCCATGTTGCAGAGAATCGTCGTGGTGATGTTCCGCAGTTTGCCTTTAGCGTCATACGGCATTTTCAGCAGTTTGTCGTAGGCTTTGCAGTCACCCCGTGTAAACCACCCGTACTTGATGCACAGCCCGCGCAGATCGTCAATGTCCATCCAACGTGTTTCTTTGACCTTCATTTTCTAGTCCTCCTATAGCGTGGCCGGGCTTGTGACCGGCCTGCCGCATTACCGGGGTGAAAACCCCGTCACTCTGCGATATACAGCTTGTAGGCGGGCTGCTTGTTCCAATCGCCGTTGTTATGTTCTACGCATACCATCAAGAAATTGTCGCCGTGGAAGAACTCAGGCACTCTGCAATCCTGCTGGACCGGAGCATGGCCGCCTACGCTGTAATACCAACTGAGCTGGTCGTGGAGCAGCTCGCGCTTTTTCATCTCCATCTGATAGATGCTGCTGTAGACTTCCTTGCTTTTCGTGATGTAGACAATGTAACTGCTGGATTCGTTGACATTCATGTTAAAATCGGTGCTCGTGAGTTTCATTTTCTTGTCCTCCTGTTTCAGTACGATTATTTCAACTGACAAGCATATTATAGTGCAATAATTTGTGCTTGTCAAGAGGAAAAGTCGAATATTTTGAGCTATCGGTGAAATTTTTCGTGCTGGTGTCGTAGAAGGCAAAAAAAAAGGCCCTCGGATGCTTTTGTAACATCCGAGGGCCTTTTCCCTATACGCGTGTGCATATGGTGCGCAAAGGCGCTATGACGTATATGTACGCCTTGCACCCTTAATATCAACAGGCATATTAGAAAATAATGTTACAATGTTACAAAGGCTGAAAAACGCCTGATTTTAAGGTTTTCAGCTATAACATTCGCGCGTAACATCAGTGTTACGGTGTTACATGCTTTTGTAACATTTCCAGCAGGTGTAACACCGCTTTTCAGCAGAATGTTACACCTGCGCAAGACGAGTTCCACTTACGATGTGCACTGTCTGACTGGTCTCAGTGAAAAAATTGCCGTAAATATTTTAATTACAGCTAAAATGCTGCGCGGGAGTGAAAGCTGCCTTTAATTGGATCGAAATCGATCCAGGTTAACATACTCACGCAGACAGCTGCTTAAACTGGTTCTGATTAAGGAATCCTTTGATTTGCTCATACCCCCAGCCGAAATCAACCAGCCCGCTGACCAGCCGCTCCATGGATTGAATTGTCTCCAGCTCCTCCCGGCTCAAACGGTCCCGAAGGTTTTCGCTGGGCCCGAGGCCCATGGCATCCCGCAGCTGTGCGGCGTTTTTCCCGAACAGGGCCCGGTAAATGCAGTTGGTGTAATTGACGTAGGCGTGGCCGTGCATCCGCTCGTTCTCCGTAGACTGCTGGAGAGCTTTGGTCAGGGCCTGCCGGACCGCAATACCTTTCTCCCGTTCCAGAAGCTTTCCGCGCAGCGCTGCATATCACGGCGGGGGTTATCTATTTCGTGACCTCACGAAAACGCTCCTCCGACGGCTTTTCAAATCAAAAAACCCCCGTTTTTTGATTTGAACCACGAAAATGATCCTCCTGCAGCTGCGCCAATTAAAAAATTCCATTCAAAATTTTAATTAAGACCACCCCGCAGCACCGGAGTGAAAGCGGCTTTTAAATGCGTCGAAAAGGAAGCGTTTAAACCGGTCGAATTCGACCACTTTAAACCTTGACCGCTCCCTCTTCATCCGTCACAATCAACGCCCCCTCCGGCACGCCATGCGCCCCAACCGGATTCAGCAAATACTTTTTACCTCCGATCTCCCGCAGGCCGGTGAGCATCCCGCCCAAAGGCTCTTTGCCGCTCTGGGGGTTCAGATAGTACCAGTACCTCCCGACCTTCCGCCACCCGGTAGCCATAGCCCCCGAGCCGGTGAGGTAATACCACCACCCCGACACCTGCCGCCAGGCATTGGCAACCATGCGCCCGTCCGGGTCCAGATAGTACCAGCTGCCCTTGTCCTGGAG